TGGCACAAGCGTCAAGGTACTATCGTATCTCATATACTTGGGCTAAAGAAATGGTACACTCAGGTAGAAACAAGGAGACTTGGCCTAAACAAATACACCCCACAAAAGGTAAGTGGCGTAACAGAGTAGGAGAGGAATGGCACTATGAAACTATACAAGAATAGCAATGGAGTATGGGCAGGTACAAAAGCTGACGCACGTAAGTATTGTGGCAAGGACTACAGCACTGTCGATGTACCAACTGACAAGCCTAACCTGTTGGGGTTTCTCAATCTCAATCAGGTGGGTAGCCTAGCCAGTAGTCCTATCTTGGAAGAGGTGAGAACTGGTAAGCCTAACAAGGAAGCAATGTCATGGTTCAGATGGGCGCATGACTGTATGCTACGAGGGCAGTACGAAGATGCAAAAGAAATGTTAAGGAAGGGATTGATAGATGACAAAGAAAGCAACTGAGAAACTAAACATAGAGGTGACGTTATCTAGTGAGAACTCATGCTACTTAGGTATAAAGGATTACATTATATACGTAGAGGTGAGTCAAGCTACAGAGAATAAACCACTCGTAAGTTTTTGGAAGAAAGGATGGCAAGATGATAGAGCTATTACTCGCAGTCATTGAGGAACCTAATCAGTTCCACAGGTATTGCATGGACAAGCATGAACACTGGACAGGTAGGGCTGCATGTGTTCAAGAGTTACGACATGCCCAACGCAAGCTAGAGGTAGAAGAACTAAGACAATTCTTAAAGGATAACCCACACTACAAGTATCCAGGAATGGCTTTGCCAAATGGAAAAATAAAACCACTTGACGTATGTTGGGGATCTGATAGAACTTATTATATTGGAAGTGACAAAGTAAAAAGGAGTAAGTGCTGATGTCATATGAAGTATGGTTCGATAATGGTAAAGGTTTTTGGGTGGGCTACCACTCATTCAAACATAAACTAAAAGCGCAGATGTGGATGGAACAATTCCAGAATGCACATCAGAATCTAAACGTAGAACTACGGAGGAGAGAACATGCGAGTTAGTCCTGATGGTTGGCGCTACAAAGTCACACCCATAGACAGGGTAATCAATGACTGTAAGCGCAGAGCAGACGATGCTTGGTGGGATGGCAATGATGATGAAGCTAGACTACATGAGCAGGAACAAAAGCTATATGAATTAGATAGAGAGGAGGGCATACTATGGGTTCCGAACTTTTAGGGGCAGCGTTCTCTATTGTATTTGCGTTAATATGGTTAGGTGCTTTCATCTATATGTGGTATGCCAATGTCAAAGGAAAGTGATGATGCAGAAGATAAGAATGCGCCTTTCGATGATGTTACACATTGGGTGGGTAACCTACCTCGTAAGGATACTGATAGCGATGAGCGTACTAACAAACGTAATACTAGGAGGAAGACTAAATCAAACTTTCTCCGCAAGAAACTGGGATTGGAAAAGACATAACAAACCCAATGTGGTGCGACTATTAGACGCATTGCTAGGTGATGGACATTGTAGTAGGTCATGGGCTTACTGGAAGGTTAGGAGAAAATGGTAAACAAATATAAGAATATCCCGAAGCATAGTGCTACGTTAGAGGAAGTGATAAACTTCTACCGTAACTCAGATGTGTATCGTAGGTTGTCCTCCTCCTCACAAAAAGACTACGACAACCACCTGAGTGCTACCTTAATTACTGAGGTAGAGGGTAAGATGCTTCGGGCTTATCGCTGTAAGAACTTGAAAGTTCGACACGTCACACAAGCATATGAGAAATGGCTAGACGTTGGTGTACGCACCGCAAACTATAGACGCAGTGTCCTTTCTGCTGCGTGGAAACATGCCATGCGACATGATGTGATGATACACAATCCAATCTCTTTGGTTCAGACCGTCACTGAAAAACCAAGGAGAGTACATTGGAGTCGTGAACAAGTGTCAATCTTTCTTGACACAGCTTACAGCGACTTTCGCTGGCGCAGCATTGGGCTGATTGTGCATATGGCATACGACTGGGGTCAACGTGTAGGGGATGTTCGACTTCTTACATGGAATAGTTTAGACTTAAACGAATGCCGAATAGATATGACACAAAGCAAACGTAATGCAGAGGTTCACCTCCCTATCTCTCAGGGTTTGTGTTCGATGTTGCGTCAGCAGAAGGAGGAGTTTGGCTTTCAAGAGTACGTAGTACCAAGAGTCAAGCCTAGAGCAGGAGCATATACACCCTATGACAAAGAAGAAGTATCGTTATATATCAATAAGATCCTGGACGAAGCTAATCTACCTAAAGAACTTACAGCTATGGATCTACGTAGGACGGCAGTGACTGAGATGATGGAAGGTGGCGTTGACTTGGCAGGTATTATGCAAGTAACAGGTCACCAGAATACAGCATCAGTCAAGCCGTACATGGTCAACACATACAGTGGTGCAAGCAAGGCACTAGCAGCGAGAGGAGTTAAGCATGGTGTACGTGAGGAAGAATAACGTCAGACAGTTTGTCAATGACCTTGGACTCAGAGAAGGTGAGCGTCATAGATGTGACTGTCCTGAGTGTAGAGGTAAGAACACATTCACAGTTACGAATATGTTAGGTGACATAAAGTATAACTGTTTCAAGCTAGGCTGTACTGTTGGTGGTATATATGGTACGGACATGACAGCAGCAGAGATACATAGATATAGAGAACAACAACAATTACAACGTGCTTACACAAGCATAAAGAAAGAGAAGGATACTATGGAAATACCTGAGTACGTGGTGACACCGAAGGCATCACACACTAAGCACCAACGCTATATAAGGCGATGGGGTATAGCGATGGGCGACACCATGTATGATGTGAAGGATGAACGTGTAGTCTTTCCTATCAAGCACGAGGGTAGGATCATTGACGCTGTAGGTAGGGCAGTAGGTAAGAAGCAGCACCCTAAGTGGTATCGCTACACAGGTGAGGCTGACTACTACACAATAGGTACTGGCTCTACCCTGCTTATAGTTGAGGACGTTGTGTCTGCTATCATAGCTACACAAGAGTTACCCTACATCACAGCTATGGCTATACTTGGCACGTCAATAAACCCGAAACAGTTTGCAAAGATAGGTGAGTACGACAAGGTTATCATAGCCCTTGATCCTGATGCTATTGGTAAGACAGTAGAGTATCGCAGAGAGATAGAGTTGTGGACAGGACGTAAGACAACTGCTATGAACTTAATAGATGACATAAAGTATAGAGAGTATGAAGACATGGAAAAACTAAAGGAGTTATGTAATGAGACTAGCAATAGTAATTGACTTAGATGGTGACATCATGTATGCACCAGAGGATTCGAGAGTGTTTGAAAACTATCCCAAGCCTAAGTTGTTTGACAACCTGAAGGATGCAGAAGAAGAATGTGCCAAGTGGAACACTGGTGTGATAGTAGACTACGATAATAATAACAGAGTCATACCAAGAATAAAAGCATTCGATGATGAGGAACGAAGAAGATCAATAGAACGAGAGGAGATGAACAGAGATGATGGAACTAGCACTGGTCAAGACGCTACTCAGTAAGGAGTTTTATGACCAACACAAGGGCATACGATGTCCTGATAAAATCTTTAGCAAGGATGTGCGTAAGATAAAGCAAGCACTTGATGCAGCTATGGATACATATGGTGGTGACCTATCCGTGTCTGACTTACAGGCTGTGTTTAACAGGATCAACGCAAGCATGACCACCGCTACACGTACAGCTTATGAAGATCTATTCAAGCGTATCGACATGGCTGAACCTATCAAAGGAGAGATAGCAGAGGACACACTGTCTCAGTTATTTCAGCAGCATGTTGGTGACCTTGTAGCAAACTTAGGCTTTGACTTTGTGAATGGTGCAGAGAATAGCCTTGAACCTTTACGTAAACTATTAGAGGAATACAAAGATGACTTTACTCCAAATCTTCGTGTCGAGTGGGATGATCATAGTCTTGATACTGTCTTGGACGGTCTGGCTCTTGAATCGAAATGGACATTTAACATACCCAGTCTGGCTCGTAGGGTGGAAGGTATCAGTGGGGGTCATCTTGTTGTGGTTGGCGCTCGGCCTAATACTGGTAAAACTTCTTTTCACGCCTCACTTGTAGCAGCAGAGGGCGGCTTCGCACATCAGGGTGCCAAGTGTATCATACTGTGCAACGAGGAAGGGTATAGACGTGTAGCTTCGCGATACATAAGTGCTTCTAGTCTTATGACTGTGAAGGAAGCATTGCAAAATAAAGCCTTGGCTAACAAAAGATACTACCCAGTGTCAAAGAACATACTGATCAAGGATTGTACAGGCAAAGGCATGGACTGGGTAGAGTCAGTGGTCAAGTACGAGAAGCCTGACATAGTAATCCTGGATATGGGCGACAAGTTTGCCGACATAAGATCAGAAAGAACAGACATAACTCTCAAGGCTGCTGCTATACATGCACGTAACATAGCCAAACAGTATGACTGTGCGGTGGTGTGGATGTCTCAACTATCAGCAGAGGCAGAGGGCAGGGCTGACCTGAACCAAGCTATGATGGAGGGCAGCAAGACAGGCAAGGCAGCAGAGGCTGACCTGATGATACTAATAGGTAAGACACAACAAGTGGAAGGAGAGGATGAAGATCCTATTAGGTACTTGAACATTGCAAAGAACAAACTGAATGGCTACCAAGGTAAGATAACCTGTCAGCTTGACGGTTCAAGATCGTTGTATTCAGCATGAGGTTGGTGTTAGACGTAGAGAATACTGTCACGCATCGTGATGGTAAGGTACACCTTGATCCTTTTGAGTCTAAGAATCATTTGGTACAGGTAGGTATTACAGATGCTGATGACCCTAAAGCCTCACTTACTATCAAGACACTAGACCATAACGCATCTAAAGATTACACAGGTTTCCATAGACTAGAGATACAATTAAAACTAGACAACACTGATCTACTTATCATGCACAATGCACAGCACGACTTGATGTGGCTGTGGGAGTGTGGCTTCAAGTATGACGGTGACATCTATGACACCATGCTTGCTGAGTATATACTAGATCGTGGTCAGAGAAATGGACTAAGCCTACAGGCTTGTGCAGAACGTAGAGAACTAGAGGTACAGAAAGATGATACACTCAAGAAATATTTTAAGGAAGGTAAGAACACAAACGAGATACCTTTGGCTGAACTCTGTCATTATCTTGAGCATGACTTGCTTACTACTTGTGAGTTGTTCCATGCCCAAGAAAAAGACTTTTCACTTCCCGAAGCATCTTCCCTTAGTACAGTCAAAAGAGTTACCTTCAATACCTGCAAAACCCTTACCGAAATCTATATGGCAGGATTCAAAGTCGATCTTCAAGAGTTGGAGCGAGTAGCAAAGGAGTATGAGTATGAGAAAGCGGAGATCGAAGAACGTTTACAAAAGAAAGTCAGGGAACTTATGGGCGACACTCCGATTAACCTACGCTCGCCTGAACAGAAGTCGCAAGTCCTCTTCAGCAGAAGGGTACATAACAAGAAGGAATGGGCTGACCTTTTTGAGTTCACTGCGACACAAGAAGAGTTTAAGAATGCCGTTGCTGCCAACTCCTCACCGATCTACAGGACATCGGCTTACACCTGCCCCGATTGCGAAGGGCAAGGTAAGGTATTCAGAGTTAAAAAAGATGGAACAAAGTTTGCAAGAGCTAATAAATGCAAAGATTGTAATGCACAAGGGTATAGATTAAAGGACACTCAACAGATAGCAGGGCTACGCTTTACTGCACCTAGTAAGAAGTGGGTCAGTGCTAATGGATTTAACACAGGAAAGGATGAACTAGATGTATTATCTTCAACTGCTAAACAAAATAGAATGGACGAGGCTATTGATTTCATTTCTGATCTTAAACGTCACAATGCTATCTCTTCTTACCTATCAGCTTTTGTCAACGGAATACGATCATACACTAAGGACAGTGGATTCCTGCACGTTGGACTTACCCAACACATCACAGCTACTGGACGTTTCAGTGGACGCAATCCCAACATGCAGAACATGCCACGTGGAGGTACGTTTCCTGTAAAGAAAGTATTCGTATCAAGATTTAACAATGGATTAATAATGGAGGCAGACTTTGCACAACTCGAATTTAGGACAGCAGCGTTCTTGGCACAAGATGAAACAGCGATGCAAGAAATTGCAGATGGTTTCGATGTACATGCTTACACAGCAAAAGTTATCACTGATGCAGGACAACCAACGTCACGTCAAGAAGCTAAAGAACACA